CAGCGGTTTGCCCGGATTACGGCACCGCGACTCAGATATGGTAATGACCTTGCTTCCGGTCGATTTCGCTGATAATAAGGAGCTTACCGATGCTAATCGTTTTGCCGTTCTGCAAGCTTGATTACAAATTGGCGGTTTCTCTAGCCAAATACCTGCAACATCTCGGTCCCTACAAGCAGCATGAGCTTATGCTGGTCTGTCGACCAGACATTAAAGATCATCTAGAAGAGCTTGAAAAATTAATTGGTGACCAGTTTGGCCGGGTTCTAACCCTGACTCCGAATTGCGCGGATGGCTGGCCACAAGGATCCAATATCATGTTTCATATGATTGCGGATTATATTTCCAGGAGCGTGGATTGTCCCTGCTGGTACATGTTCGAGCCGGACAATACGCCAATCAAGCCAGGCTGGGCTAATACCTTGCAAGAGGAATACACCCGAGCCGCTCGGCCATTCATGGGCGTAGTTCATGCCACTTTTTGGAAACGGAAAGACGGTACTTTCTATCAGGATGGAACCCATATGAACGGGTCTGGAATCTATCCTAAAAACACTCCGGCTTACAGCCGACTTTTCTCAACCATTCCTCATACCGGTTTGCCTTGGGATGTTTACTGGCAATGGGAAATTGTTAAGTATGCGGCTAACACCAATTATATGCAGCTGGATTGGCGTTCGTTTAATTTTCGACGGGATAAGAAGTCCGGTGAAATTGTTGGTGATCGTGCTCCTGGGATATTACCGGCACATTTGCCAGCTCCTAGGTTACGGCCTGATGCGGTTGTGCATCATGGTTGTAAGGATGGATCGATTATGCAGATCATGCGCGGCTTTTTAACTGCTAGAAAAGAAGAAATTACTGAAGAGGCGCCAGCGGCCATATGAACCAGCTTACCGAAGATCAGTTATCTAATATTGATTATCAAGGGAAAATTCCCAAGGGTTCACGATTAACTGACGTCTTCGCAGCTTGGGCGCTCTGGACTGCCGCCTGGCAAGCTGATCGGGAGAATGCCTATAATCGGGCGAGAGTTCAGGAAATGCTTGACGGTTTTCCCCCCTACGATCAATCGGAGTTGGACAACCTGGGTCAAGCTCAGCGAACCAATCTTAATTTGTTGGAAGGCGCTGCAATTGTCGAAGCTGCTCTTCAACCCTATAATGATCTCACCTCCAGCGTTGATTACATTGCGCATGTCGAAACTGCAGAAGGGGATGCTCAAACCCGGAGTGAATGGAATCAGATAATCAGTGAAGAGTTTGACCGTCTCCTGCGAGCATGGCACCGATTTGAGTTCAATAACCAGGCACTCGCGCGTGAGTTTGTAGTCCATGGCCTGGGCGTCGTCTATTTCGAGGACGATCACGACTGGCGTTGGAAAACTTGTGGCTTGAGTGATTTCATCTTGCCCCGTAATACGCCAGCGAATGAGGAAGATATTGATTATGCTATCGCCCGGCGTCGGTACACGACCACGCAGCTCTATCAGTTCATCAAAGATCCGGATTTCGCCAAGGAGAATGGTTGGAATATCGAGGAAACCAAAAAGGCGATTTACTGGGCTACTTCGTCTCGTAATTCCTCCCCAACTAGCTGGGAATGGGAAGAATTGGAACGAGAGCTTAAGCAGAATGACGTCTATTTCGGTCGAGTCAGAGCCAAGGAGATCTGGGTACTGCATTTTTGGGTTAAAGAATTTGATGGTACGATTAGTCATTTTCTCACACTTGAGAATGGACTGAATCAAGATTTCCTTTATCGAAACATAGGTCGATTCAAGTCAGTTCGAAACTGTTTGCACATCTTTACTTATGGGATTGGCAACGGTTATTATCATTCGATACGCGGCCTTGGGTACAAGATCTTCCCCCAGATCCAAGTCTCTAATCAGCTTCGGTGTGCTGTCATCGACGCTACGTTCTTTAGTTCCGGCGCCGTTATTCAACCGGAGGATTCGGTGGCGCTCGATGAACTCTCCTTTAGCTACATGGGGCCTTTCACGCTGGTGCCGCCAAACATTAAATTTGTCGATTATAAGCGTGAAAATATCTCCCAGAACATCCTTCCTATCGTCCAAGATCTGTCTTCTCAGATCCAAAACAACACGGGTACCTATCAGCCTCGGATGCCGACTCCACAACAAGCGCCGGGGAGGGAACGCAAAACCAAGTTTGAGGTACAGGCGGAATTGCAAAAGGAGTCAACGCTATCAACTAGCGCGATGAACCTTTTCTATATTCCCTGGGATCGAGTACTGACAGAGTGTTTCAGGCGCGCAGTCAGTCCGTCTTTAACTCAATTAGATCCCGGTGGACGTGAAGCTTTTGATTTTAGACAACGCTGTTTAAAGCGCCAGGTTCCGAGTAAGGCTCTGGAACATATAAAGCGTGTGCGTGCGGTACGCGCAGTTGGTTATGGGAGTGCTTCAGCCAGGCTTCTGGCTCTTGATCAGGTGGCGCAGCTTGCACCACAGTTTGATGAGATTGGCCGGCGAAATGCGATCAGGGATCGAGTAGCAGCATATGTTGGATATGCCCAGGCTGATCGGTATGTACCTTCAATTTCTCAAGGTGGACGTCAACCACGCGATAAGAAAGATGCAGAACTGGAGAATGCAGTTTTGATGCTTGGCCAATCGGTTCCAGTGGATCCAGATGATATACCTAAGACTCATATCATGGTCCATTTGATGGCGATACACGCCGTCATTGCTGGGATTAAGCAAGGTCAGATTCCAGCTATGCAGGGTAGTCCGCAATTGCACAATCTGCTTAACCATATTGTTGGGCACGTACAACAGCTGACAGCTGATCCAACTCGGTTCCAGGAAGTCCGTATGATCAATAAGGGCTTAAATCTGGTTGAAGGTTTCTTAACTCAGTTGGATCACAATATCGCTGAAGCCCAAGCAGCTATTGCCAAGCAAGGTGAACAGGCTTCACAAGCCCAAGCGTTGCTTGCCCAGCGTGCTCAGCAGGGGCAATTGCCTGGTGGACAGGTGGCCGGCGGCCCGGTAACTGGCGCTGGTGGTGGCCGGAACGGCAGTGTAGCCCGGGTTGCTGGAGGTGCACCAGTTTTAATGGGACCGCAGGGTGTAGCAGGAGCAGCGCAAACAACTGCCGCTCGTTATGCGCAACATGAGGCAGCGGCACAAGGACAACCGCCATTGGATCCACAATTGATTGCTCAAATTCAGGCGCATCAGATAAAGATGCAGATAATGAAAGATGAAGCTGACCTTAAAAATCAGATCTCAGCGGATCAGGGACGTCAAAAGATCGCTTTCGAGGATGCGCGCATGGCTCGCCGAATCGCGCGCGAGGCGCAACTTATGGGAATGCAAGCATCCCGAGGCAGTATGGGAGCGGCAGGTACCGAAGGAGTAGCCGAAGGCGGAGAAGTGTGACTTATCGTGAATGGTATACCCGAAGTCTTGATGGTCCCTGGCGCCAAGTGGTTGCTCAGGAGATCTTTCAGATCGCTTGTAATGTGGTGATGGAAGAAGCATCCAGTGTTCGAACCCCACCAACATCAACTGAGGTTAATGCCCTGCAGAATCAGTTTAGGGAAGGTGTATTTAGTGCCATTCGCAGCTTTCGTGGTCTTGCTCAACCTGTTCCTGAGCCTCCAAAAGCCCTTAAAAAGCCGTGGGAACGGGATGAAGAAGAGATAAAACTGCCACCTGGACCAGTAAAACCATGAGTGAAACAGCTGAAGCTCCTGTAAAAGAACCTCCACCGCAACGATTTGAGGACTTTATGTCCGATTCAATCGGCGCTGCGCTTAAAGAGAACCCCAAAATGCCGGCTATTGGGGAGTTAAGGCAGGAAACACAGGCCGAAACGCCACCGGAACCTGCCATTTCAGAGTCAAAACCTGACAAAATTGAGCCAAAACCTGACCAAAAGCCGGCTGAAGGTGACAAAAATCAGCTAATTCCTGACTTTTCCAAGCTCGCTTTTGGTCAGGAAGTGGCAACCAAGGTTGTGTCGACGCCTGAGCCAAAGGAAAAAGCACCAGAAATACCTCCACCAGAACACTTTCCAGAGAAATTACCAGGTAAAGTTACTCCACAGGTTGAGCAAGCATTCGCTGGAATGCGCAAAAGTAATAAGGCGCTTTGGGATCAGAATGCAGAACTCACTACTAAGTTTAAAGAAGCTGAATCCAGGCTCAAAGAAGCTCAGCTAAAATTACAGGAGTTTGATGGCAAGACTCCAATGGGGACAGACGAGTTCAATCGTCTAACCAATGAACGGGATACGCTCAACCAGGAGCTTCGCCTGGCCAAGCTAGAGGCTACACCTGAGTATAAAGCAGCTGTTACCAGGCCTTTAGAAGGAATTAACCACGAGATTAATCGTCTCAGCTCTAAGTACAGTCTAAACGATCACCAGGTTCGACGTGCGATTATTGAGCCCGATCCGGATAAGCAAAGCGAACTTTTAGCACAGGTCACTGAAACATTTAATGACCGGGACAAGCTCAACCTTTTCAAGGTCGCCGATGCGGCGGCTGAAATCGCTCGCAAGCGAGACGTCTTGCACAAGGACGTTAAACAGGCTCTCGATTACATCGAGGCCAAGCGTAATGCGGATACAGAAGCAAAGAGTGCGGCAACAAAAACAGAATGGGGTCAGGCCTTAAATAAAGCCTGGGATAATTTAGGTGAATCACTTTACCTGGCCAGGCCGATGAAAGGGAATGATGACTGGAACAACTCGCTTAATGAATCTAGACAATTGGTAGCTCAAACCGATCTTTCTTCAATGGATTCGGTTAATAAAGCTAAGATTTTAGTTCAAGCTGCATTGCTTCCTCGTGCATGCGTCGCAATTTCTCAACTTTGGAATATGTATACCGAAGCAGCAAATGCGCTCAAGCGTTACCAGGGTGTTACTCCAGGTGCTGGTGGCGGTAATTCCGGTGCTGGTACAGAACCTATGGCACCACGAGTTTCCGATGAAACATCGTTCATTGACGCAATTGAAGCTAAAATGAAGGCTCGGTAAAAGTGTTCCACGTGGAACATGCCGCTAACCTATCCAGACATTGATCCAGCAACGCTCCAGCTGTTTAAGGATTACTTAGCCCAAGGAGAGGGCAACTGGAATTCGGAAACGGCAGCGACTCTTACTCTCGCGCAAATTGATAAAGATGGTGGCGCGATTGATCCAAGTGTACTCAAGCTTTTTGGAGAGTATTACGCTTACGGCGAGAAGAATATCGATTTTGAAGCAGCGGCGTTACTAACTGCAGCGCAAGTCATTAAAGGCGGTGGTGGGACTGGTGGTGGGATTCCAGAGGCGCCAACTGATGGCAAGGTTTATGGGCGTCAGAATGCTGAATGGGAATCGATTCCTCCCGGTAATACCGGTCCAGTAGGGCCAACTGGGCCACAAGGACCGCCGGGAGATCCGGGCGGACCGGCTGGACCAACCGGACCAGCGGGTCCAGCTGGTCCAACTGGGGCAACTGGACCGCAAGGCCCGGTTGGAAATACTGGGCCAACTGGGCCACAAGGTGCAACTGGGCCTCAAGGACCACCAGGTGGAGCTAGTGCCTATACGACGCTTACCAGTGCTTTTACATTGCCGGCTGTCAATGCGACAGCGGTGGCCAATGTTGCCAGCGGCGGTGCGGCTCAGTTCAATGTAGGTGGGATCGTCTATATCTCGCCTATTGGATACCTTTCGATCACAGCAGTTAATACTGGCGCAAACCAACTTACTCTTGATAACCTCGGTTATGCCGTTAACGAAGCACCCGGATCAATTGCGCCCAGTGGGTCTACTTTAACAGGTACTGGTCCGGCTGGACCTCAAGGTCCGGCTGGGCCGACAGGTGCTACAGGCGCGCAAGGGCCAGTTGGAAATACCGGCGCGACTGGTGCGACTGGTGCTCAAGGAGCACAGGGACCAACTGGTGATACAGGAGCAACTGGTCCAGCCGGGCCGCAGGGATTACAAGGTAACCCTGGTCCGACTGGAGCAACTGGCGCACAAGGACCGATTGGAAATACCGGGGCAACTGGAGCACAAGGGCCAATTGGAAATACAGGTCCAGCTGGACCAACAGGTGCAACTGGCGGAACTGGTGCAACTGGACCACAAGGAGGTAATTCCTGGGCTCCGACAACTGCCAGTTTTACGATTCCACCAGTTGGGCAGACAGTTACAGTCACAATAGCTGATGCCAGCTGGGTTGTAGTTGGTCAGATTGTCGATGTCGCCACAGCTGGTGGCAGTGCCGCTCAGGCCGGTGCGATGCAGGTTACGGCTAAAACCGGTAACCAGCTTACTTTGCAAAATCCACCAGTGAATGCTGGTGCTGGAGCAGCTTGTCCGGTTGGCTCAATCCAGATGTTTGGCGGAAGTGTGGCACCAAGTGGCTGGTTAATTTGTGATGGCAGCGCCCAAAGCCGAACAACTTTCGTCGGACTTTACCAGGTAATTGGAACTACCTATGGCGTTGGAGATGGATCTACTACTTTTAATTTGCCGCCCATGCAAGGGGCGTTTCCTTTAGGAGCAAATAGTACTACTTATGCCTTGGGAGCTACTGGTGGTGAAGCTGTGCATGCTCTGACAATTGCCGAGTTAGCTGCGCATAGTCATACAATTAATATTAGTGATCCTGGGCACGCTCATTCAGTATATGATCCCGGGCATAACCATGGTGATCCAGGACATAACCATGGTGATCCAGGGCATAACCATGGTTTTAATGATCCAAGTCATCTTCATGTTATTGCTCCTCGATATACTGCTACTAACCAAGCAGTGCCCGCAACGGCTCCATTACAATATAATATTGGTGTTAATAATATAAATTCTGCCGCAGCTGGTACTGGATGTTATAATTCTGCATCAGGTTGTGGTCTTTATGCTGCTGCTTGCGGTCTGGCTGCCGCTGCTACAGGAATAAGCATTTACTCAGCTGGTACTGGAATATCAGCTAGTTCAACCAGTGTTGGCAGTGGAAATGCTCATAACAACATGCCTCCTTATGTAGTGGTAAACTACATTATTAAGTACTGACATGCTTGTTCAATCACAACCTGGTACTGTAGTAGCTAGTGGCAGTTTAATTGGACCAGCCGGTGATCAGGGACCACAGGGTGTGCAAGGTGTGCAAGGTGCGGTTGGACCACAGGGTAATCAAGGTATCCAAGGAATAACCGGACAAGCTGCTTTTACCACTACATCCAGCGCGTTTACAGTACCGGCAGTCGGGTCAACGACAGTAGTTACATTTGTTAATGTCGCCTGGGTTACAATAGGTGAGTTAGTTTATGTCGATCAGGCCGGCGGCGGTGGGGCCGGCTCACCGGGAGTTCTACAGGTTACAGCAATTAACGGGAATAATGTAACTCTTTTAAATCCTACAGCACCGCCAACGATCCCTACGGCCAGCACCACCACTCCCGGCCTAGTCAATACCTTGAGTGGCAACTCGACCGATTATATCGGCGGCGATAACGCCTGTCACAGCTTGGCGGTGGTGCAGGGAACTCGAGCCGTAAACGTGATTGGAAATCCCAATTTTGAGGTGGATGCTCGGACGGTTGGGGCAGGTCCTGGAGCAAGCGGCACTTTCGGCATAGATCGTTGGTCTTGGAACTACATTGCTAGTGGCGGAGCTGGCGTTGGTTGGAAAGTAACTGATGCATCACCCACGGGCGTTATTATACCAGGAACGAGTGTCTGTATTTCTTCCAAATTTCTGCGGCTTACTGTCACTGCTCAGGAAACAGCACCGCCTGCCGGTGATTATATATTTATTCAGGAGCAAATTGAAGGTTGTTTCCTTCGCGAATTAATCGGAGGCGTTCATTCTCTTTCCATTTTAGCTCGTTGCAGTGCCCCTATTAGTTTTGGGTTAGCCTTGCGAGATACGGGATCTGCTCACTCTTTAACGAAGTTAGCCTCTATTTCAACGGCCAATGTGTGGACTATAATTTCTCTGCCAAACATGCCAATCTGGACTCCTGGTGCCACATGGTCTTTGCAGCCTGGAGTAGGAGGTTACTACTTGGCTATTACGCTTATGTGTGGGTCAACATACATGGCTCCAGCTAATGACACATGGCAGAACGGGAATTTTATAGGTGCTGCCGGACAAGGCAATTTTTGTGCGCTTCCGGTCAATACCACGCTGGATATTGGGTTTATACAGCATGAGCCAGGGAGCCAATGCACGCCGTTCCTTGATAAAAATTTTCCGCAAAACTACCAGGAATGCCTTCGTTATTATGCAAAAAGTTATGCCTACAATCTGAGGGAAGGGTCCACTTCCGGTCTATCTGGGTGTGCGTATATCGCAATGGGCAGCACCTGGAACTGGAATATGGGTAATATGCTGTGGCCTGTAGAGATGGCTAAAACACCGACAGTACGTTATTTCAATCCAAGTACAGGAGCGGCTAACGGTGCTTATGGCTGGCCCTCTGGGGCTTCTTACACTGTCTCAAGTCAAACACCTTGGGGCATCACCTCAAGAGGCAATCACGGCATTTCTGTAACGGTTACCCCAGCAGCAAATGACTACGTTGCCGTTTCCTGGGCGGCAGACACGGGTATGTAACTTATGTCTAACCCGATTGCCATAGCTGGTACGAATGTTCCAAGTGGAGTGATTGTCACTCCCGGCGGGGCGCAAGGGATTCAGGGAGTGGTTGGGCCGACCGGAGCAACTGGGCCAGCTACGCCTACGCCTGGGATCAGTACTGATGCTGGGAACCTAGCCAGGAATGGAAGTGACAGTCAGATTTTTGTTTCCAGCAATCGGTACAATACCGTTGGCAACCCGACATTCGAGGTTGATCAGCGATTGGCGTTCGCTGGCATTACAGTAAGTGGCTACATACAAGACCGCTGGTACGGCTGGATAGGAGGTGCGCCAATAACTGGAAGCTGGGTGCCGACTGTTGGGAATGTTTTTGTTCCAGGCACCAATTATTGTATCAGTGGACGCTTCTTGCGCTTCACGCTAACCGCGCAGAAAGCGGCCTTGGCTGCTACTGATCTTGTTGGAATGCAGCAATGGGTAGAAGGACCGCGTTATCGAGAACTTCTGGGTGGTCCAACTAGTATCTCCGTTGTCTGCCGCTCTAGCCAAGCCCCAATTACTTTTGGGGTACAAATTCGTGATGGCACAAATGCGTATTGTTTAGTCCAACAAGCGACTTTGAGTACGGCTAATGTTTGGACCTTGGTTCCCCTGCCAAATATTCCGGTTTTTACTTCCTCTGGCAGTTTTTCTGGTGCAGCGGGCACTTATTTGAACATTGGAGTCTGTTTAGTGGCTGGTTCAACCTATACGGCTCCCTCACTTGGCAACTGGGTTGCTGGCAATTTTTTAGGTTCACCCACACAAACCAATTTCGCTTCACTTCCGGTTAATAGCACATTCGATATCGGCTTTGTGCAGTATGAGCCAGGACCATACTGCAATGATCTGGTCGATCTAGATATATCGACCAACGAGAATCAGTGCCGTCGATATTACCAGAAGAGTTGTAACTGCAAGTTTGGAACAACGACTACAGAATATGCTTTGATTGGTCAAAACAGAGCAGCTTCAAGTACCGAGATTCTGTCTAATGCCATATTTCAGCCAACAATGGCAAAGGTTCCGACAGCATCTACCACTGGTTGGACAATGGCACCGCCTTCAATTTATCTGGAAGGTGATTTTGCTGTATCCAGTTATGGAGTAAGTATTTATGGGATACAGTCTTATCATCTTGCTGCCGCTGGTTCTGCTAATGCATGGTGCGATTGCTTAGGCCAGTGGCAAGCTGATACTGGTTGGTAACTATGATCACACACGAACAGGCTCTTGCCCTCAAAGCTGGTGACTCGATCCTGGTAACCCCACAATTTATGCCGGGAGCGCCAGACCGTTTGGTTACCGTGACTTCGAATGATGGTGAACGGCTCCATATTGATAACGACTCGATTCAATTTCATCTGCCCAATTGTACTGATGGCATTGCAGTCCTCTCACTTCCTCCTTGATTTTTTAGGATAACGCTAGCACTCTTACCCTACGGCGATCCCCCTGCCGGTCCAAACTGGGTGACATTTCCAAAACTCGAGTGTAAGCCCCTGTATTCCTCCTCGGGCAGAGCCGGTTGATCGGGCTCTTTAACTCCGATCTCGTTCGATCCACTTTTGTCTCTTGGAAAGTCACACGTATGCCTTATACAATTCAGGAACAGCTAATCCTGGAATCTGGGCGTATCGGGCCGGATATCTACCGGCGTACGCTCAATATGTCGCCTTGGCTGAAGCTCGTTAAACAAGAAGAGTTTCCCGAGGAAATGGGCCAGATCATCTCGGTTCTGACCTATGAACGATCCCTGCCAGCTTACCCGCTAGCCTGGGTTAATGTCGGCGTTTCGACTGGAACGACTGGTGGTACCTGTTTACCGCCCACTTCTGAGGTCGATTACGCGCAAACTTTGCTCCAATACCAGCTGCAGCATTATGCTCTGCAAAGCCCGGCTCTCTGTGTCAATGACTTGCGAGTCGCTTTCAAGCGTAAAGAGCAGTTGACCAACATGATGTACGTACTGACTGAGAATAGTGCGTATGCTTGGATCAACCGTTACCGGGATGAATATACCCGGATTGCCGGTCACCAGATCATTGCTGCTGCCGGTTTCCCAGATGGTGCTGGTGGTGGGTTCCCGCTTACGGTGCCAACAGCAACCTTGACTCAGGGTATCCTGCGCAAGTTCTATATGAAGCTGAACCGTGATGGTGGCTCATTGAATCCGCTGGATCGCGAAAATGGCCGGCCTGTTTACGGCCTGATTACCGATGCTGAATCCAGTGAGAACATCATTAAAGCCAATGAAGATGTTCGGCAGGATTTCCGGTTCAGTTCACGTGTAAACGAGTTGCTCTCTCCCCTGGGAGTTGAGCGTTCGTATGCCGGTTTCTTCCATATTGTCGACGATCTTCCGGCACGCTGGAATTTTACCGGTGGTGCTTGGGTACGGCAATATCCGTATGTAAATCAGGCTGCAACCCAAGGGAACAAGGCAGTAATTGATCCCAACTACGAGCAGGCTTTATATACTGATTCGATCATTTTCCACAATGACGTCATGATCAGCCTGGTTCCGGCGCCGATTACGGCTCCAGGTGGGAACACCAAGTTCGATCCGGTAAGTTACCGAGGAGAATTTAAGTGGCTCAATATCCCACACCAGACCGATAACCCGGATGGTACGATTGGATTTTTCCGTGCCATCTTCATGCAGGCAACTAAGCCGGTTATTCCATCGTTTGCTTACGTGATCAGGCACCTACGGTGCGACACGTTCCTGGATATGTCGGCTTGCCCGACCAGTTAAAATCCCCTAGAAGCATAAATGCCGGGAGAGTTTGTTCACTTTCCCGGCATTACTCTAAAGGAAGCTTATGCCAGTTGAATTTGACCTACCAGCAGGATTTCAAGTACCAGATGATACCGAACCAGGTGAATCATTTGATGCTGTTGCCACTCTTACAGTGGGAGAAGATGGTAAAGCACAGCTTCTGGCACTGGATGGTTTACCAGTTGAAGGCGGGGAAGAAGAGGCTGCTGAACGTCGAGCCGGCGCGCCGCCAACACCAGGTGGTGCTGCAGCTACTGCTGGAGCGGAACAGGGTGGAGGTCAACCGCGCACCTTCCTTCAGGCAATGGGTGCCGTATGACTAAACAGGAGGTAAATGAAATCTATGAGGCGAGCGTTTATCAAATTCGGCTCAATGTGGCTGCTCACCTTATGGCTGTTCCCGGAATCACTTCGACTACGGCACTTAAAATGGCTGATGAATTTGTAGCGTTAATACAGTCTGAAGACTTCGAGAAACTGAAAGCAAAATTTCCATGAATGGCGATGGCGACGGTATTCCTTTAGGTGGTGGCGATGGTGGCCCTGGAATGCCAATGGGTATAGGTGGTGGAGATGGTGGTGGCCCATCTTATCCGGAATTAAGTATGTCCAGTGATCACCCAGATATGGGTGAAATTCCGGAAGAAGGTAAAGCTACAATTCATTTCCATAAGCATTCCCATACCAGGGAACGACACCCGACTAAGCCTGGGCAGCATCATCATCATGTCCGGCTGAAAGTGCATTCAATTAAGGTAACGGGTGGTAAAAAAAGAGTAAGTGCTAAACAAATTGCCGGTGCGCTAGGCGAACCGGGTGGAGACATGTCTGAAGAAGAACCCGGATAATGTCACTAATAGCTTTAGGTTGCCAATGCGAACCCGATTGTCCTCCGATCAGTGGAACGCCCGGTCCACCGGGACCGACTGGTCCACAAGGAGCAACCGGGCCGCAAGGAATTGATGGCCAAAATGCGTTTGGTCTTTCTACAGCGCCTTTTGTTGTTCCAGCAGTTGGCTCTAATGTAAATGTCTCAGTAGACCCAGCTGAATGGGCTACACCAACCCAAGTTGTTTATCTGCTGGGGGTTGGTTATTATCAGGTTGCTTTTGTCAGCACCCTTTCAGTCATGGTGCTGACCAATCTTGGTTATCCAGGCAATCTCGCACCTGGATCACAGGTCGGTACAGGTATTCAAGTTGCTCCTTCTGGATTACAAGGACCGCAAGGACCACCTTGGATTTTAACTTCACCGCTTGGGATCAACTTGGGTGGAACAGCGTCAGCTACTCCAACGGGTGCATTTGATAACCTATCGCCATTAACCGGTCCTGGACAAGTTATCGGGCATGATAATGCCCATAATATTGCCATTGTTTCTGATGCTAATGGTGAAGTTTTAATCACTGATAACACTGTTCCCAGCGGTTTAAGATGGGCGCCTCAAAGTGAGCTACAGGTATCGTTTAATGAGATTGCACCTACTACAACTAAAGGTGACCTGATTGCTTATGATGGTACTACCAATGTCCGGGTACCAATAGCCAATATGGCTGGGTTAGTACTGACGGTTGATCCAACCGCAGATCCAGGTGTCAGTTGGCAGTCGGCCATAGGTTTAAGTTTTACTCGACGTAATTATGCGGCTACTCCAATTCTTTTAACTGGAACAGAAACTCTAGTTGGAGTTTCAACTCCAACTGTAGCCGTACCGATGAATGTGGTTTTAGCTCCAATTACGAATTGGATGGCCCGATTCGTAGTGATTAAAGATGAAACGGGTACAGCAGATCAGTATCCAATTACTTTAACTACCAGTGATGGCAGTTTGATCCAGGGACAATCGACTTATGTGATCGATATCCCATATGGACACGTTTTTGTTTACTCCAATGGCGTCAGTTTCTTTGTCTTATGAGCAATAACGGCTGGACTCCACTTGGCAAAAAGGTTGATCTCGGTCGCGAGGTCCAAGGAACACTTGCACCTACTGCTGGTGCAGTCTTGTCTGGTTATAGTCTAGGAACTACTTCAGATGGACAGCCTGTTTTACAAGGTACAGATAAGAATTCCGGTTTAGCTTTTTATCGATTACAGGCTGGTACTGGAGTTACAATTGCACAGGCATCTGATGGTAATGCGCTTGTCATTACTTCCTCAGTCCTGGCCGGTAATACTCCTGGGGTCATGCTCCAGAGTACTTATGATCCAACTGCTTCTGGAATTGTTGCCAAAGCTGCCAGCGTACCTTGGAGTGGTATTACCGGATTACCGCTGACTTTTCCTCCTACTGTACCAATTTCAGAGAGTAATGTTACCAACTTAGTTAGTGACCTGGCAGCCAAGGTACCTAATACAAGGATGGTCAACACCTCGTTCTCTATTGAAGGAGGTGGTCCGCTTTCCGGTGATTTAACTGTTTCTTTAATTGGTGATAAAGCTTCTCCTGGTCCGGACATGCGGTATGGGACTGATCCAAACGGTGTTTTGGGATGGTATCCAGCCAGTGTGGGTGCTGGTGATATGACCCAAGCCGTCTATGATCCGGATCATGATGGAATTGTTGAACAATCTGATTCAGTCGTAGCCGGAGGAGTAACTACTGCGGCAATTGCTAGTCAAGCAGTAACCTCAGATAAACTTGCCCTTGGTGTTGCTGCCGTAAATCTGGGATACGAACCAGTCAATAAGACTGGAGATACCATGAGCGGGCAATTGGCTGTGTTGATGAGTGGACCGAATGTAAATGCCAATATGTACCAGAATGCCCACTTATTTGCTGAAGTGTCACCTACTGGTGCCGGCTATCCGACAATTGGTTTAGCGCGCCTTGCACCTGGTGGAGGATCAGTAGCAATTTGGTTCAATAGCGGTCATGCAGATCTAAATTTGGAATATGGAGATGGAACTGCTGCAACCCTACTTTCCTCAATCTCTTCAATTCCAGGTGGTCAAATAGCAGCTGGATCAATCACAGCCGGTACTCTTGCCGCTGGAGTTGCTCAAGCTAATTTAGGTTATCGCCCAGTAAACTGGAATGGGGACCAGATGACCAATACTAGCGTGTTTGCTTGGCAACGGGAATGGGGTTTAGGATCGACTTCTTGGGAAGGCGCACCAATTCGAGTGCAGTGTACAACGTCCGGTGCTCGACCCCAGATTGCTTTCTGGCATGCCGGTCTAGGATATGCTTGCTCACTTTATTTTGAAACTGATGCAAGCATGCGAACTATTGATGCCGGCGGCACAGTTCGTGTGTTGATGGATAGCAGCAATAGCCCATACGTCTGGGGCATAAATTCGACAGTGCTTACTGATGCCAACAGTCCATATGCTTACGGCTTAAATTCGCCAGTTTGTACTCAAGCAAATAGTCCCAATGCCTATGGTCTGAATTATCCACCGATGAATAATAACGGTGGTCAGGCGGCTAATGGTGCAGTCTTTAATTACTTCAGTGGTGCAATCCAGCTTTGGAAAGATGTCGGAATAAATTCTACGGCTTGGCAGCGTGCAGCATTGATCATTTCCACTAATTCTACCTACGCACAAAATCCATCCCCTCGAGCTGGAATCGGATTTCAGAATCGAGGATATACGGCAGCGTATCTTTATCTAGGAGATGATCTTAAATTTCATTTTTGTGATAATGGCGGTACTGATCACGTTATTCAAAGCACATAAATGGCTGAAGTTACACAAGGTGAACTACAAGATCAGATCGTTTCCTTTCAAGGTGGAACCGATACTGGACACCAACCGCGTTTACTTCAGCCAGACCGGTGTGTTCGGTCAATTAATTGCTCATACCGTGGTGGATTTCTCTCTAATCGTCCTGGATTTAAGAAATGGATCTTAAGGTACGCTAACCCAGCTGATCAGAATTTATTCGAGCAAGGTAAATTTCAAGGGGCTTGTTATTTTCCAGACTTGGTTTTCTACAAACCTTCAATTGTAGTAGTTTCTGGCTCCAATCTTTATCAGCTCCAGCTGGAAAGCGGATATGCCAATGTCATTGCCTTAAGCTACGGCTACCTGAATCCATATGTACAACGCTGTTATTTCTGTGTAGCAGATAAATACCTAGTTGTACAAGATGGGCAAAATCCACCGCTTACTTGGGATGGTTCTACTGTAGCAGCTTCTACCACAGTCCCAGTTGGTACAATAATGGCTTATGGCCAGGGACGATTATTTGTTAAGGTTGGCTCACGTGCTGTTCGTGCCGGCGATCAGCTAGGCAGTGTTACCGGGGCACCCCTTACTTTTACTGAAACAAATTACCTGGATGAAGGAGGTGATTTTGGACCACCTTCGTTTGTTGGTGAGATTACCAGCATGATGTTTGTCCCGATCCAGGACACGGCTAGTGGTCAAGGATCGTTGCTTATCTTTGGAACAGATGGAGCTATTACTGCTAAAGTAGAATACCCCAGAGAAACAACTTTCTCTAGTGCCGGTCAGCTACTTACTATCGGCTGGAAAGATATTGGATCAAATAGTGTAAATGCCGGTTTTATTACTGTCACTCTTGTAAATAATGGCTCATTAGGTGACCTCTCACCAGTCGCTGTTAACGGCGATATCTGGTATCGAGCCTATAATGGTTGGTGTTCTTACAGGAATGCCAGGGCGCAGAGTATGCAGCCAAGCGGTAATGGTGGTACCTGGGCACAAACTTCATTTTCCAGTGAAGTACAACATCGAGTTAATGATGAGTCTGAGCCATTACTTTGGTATGGCTCCGGTATTTACTTTGATAATAGACTGATTGTTACTTGCGTACCTACTCAAGGTCCAAATGGAATCTATCATCAGGGGCTCCTGGTCTTAGATTTCCATCCTGTATCCAGTGTAGCCATTACTCCTTCAGCTTATCTCCAGTTGTACATGAATCCGTATCCAGTCTGGAATGATCTTTGGACTGGTATTTTACCTTATCAACTTTTGGAAGGCTCAATCAATTCGGAGAATAAAGCATTCTGTTTAGCTAATGATAATGGCCGAATTGCACTTTATGAAATTACCAAAGACGATCCATTTGATAATTTCGGTACAAGTGACCAGCCTATCCAATCGTCCATCGAATCGCGCGCTTTTATTTTCCAGAATGATCGGGAGGAAAAGAGGCTTTATGGTGGGGATATTTGGTTTAACAATCTGCGTGGAGACGTTAACGTTACCGCCTCCTATCGACCGGACGAATACCCGAACTGGTTTCCTTGGTACAATAATATAATCCGAACGCAGTATCGAACTGGGACTGACGAACAAGTCTTCCCTTTACAGTATTACCAGCCGGCCTTTGAGCCTAGATTTCAACTTCCTACTCCACCCAATTCGGATGATACCGCTACCGGACGTCAGTCTTGGCGTGGTTACTCATTCCAGATACGCCTGGATATAACTGGTTCCTGGTCAATTAGTCGATTACGGCTTCATGCCCAGCGATTGATTGAAAAAGCCAAGTTTATGGATCGCCAACCATGAGTATACCAGGAGATTTTAGTTATCAGGTTGGTTCATACAAGGTATTCGTACCTCAGTTCTTGCCGGATACCGTGGTGATTCGGCCCTATGGCGAGTATGGCATGGCTACTGGAGGCTACTGGACTGGTGCAAGTTTTGCTGGTGGAAGTTATGGAGTAAATACCCAGTCATATCAGACTGATCCAGCTAGCTCATCGATGAGTGATTTGGTTTATCTGGTCCAAAATGATTTAAAACAGCTGCCTACTGTCAAGCGGGTATTGATTGCGATCTATTGGTATACCGCCAATGATAGTGGTAGCGGTTGGTTGTATCAAGTTGGTCCAGCCATTGGTCCAGAAGTACAAAGCTGGAATTGGTCCAATGCACCGCCCATATGGCAAGTGGGCTCGTGGACTAGAAGTAATGCCTATTGGTTAAAGAACAACCATCAGGTCTGGCCAACTCCCGAGGATACTACTCTGATCCAGGGTATACAGTATCTGCAAAGCCAGGGGTATGAAGTTGGCTTATTGCCCATTAACGCTTTGCTTACGCAAAACTACTATTACCAAAATGGTGGTGAATGGGAAATTGACCGGAATAATAAATCCTGGGCATCTACGGCGCAGCTGACTTTCTACCTAAATAATTATACTGCATTCATTAAGCATTATATTGATCTTTGTGTAGCCAACAATATTCGACCCTGGCTGTTTTCAATTGGGTCCGGTATGCGGGATCTGACAGCAATCAATAGGACTGTATTTCCTCAAGTGATTGCAGCATTTCAGTGGTTGATACGTTACGCTAAGCAGCAATTGTCTAATTCATTGGTTACTTATTTTGCCGATTTGGATGAGTACTACTATCCATACCTGATTGCCTATTATCCCAATAACCTAGATCCACTTTGGACTACCGCTGAGCTTGATTTGGTTGGGGTAAATTGGTTTGCGCCATTAGCTCTAGACAATTCTGAGAACACAACGCAGCTAGTGCTAAATACGCTTCGAGGTGAAGCATATAGTTTTTATTTAGAGAATTTTCAGTGGCGGGGGAGTCCATATACTGACCGATTAATCTACAATACTACCAACAATTTCAAGACTGGATTAGCTCAAGCATCAATTAATCCACGTATTAATGGAGTAAAAGATATCGAGGAATGGCTGGATTTTAACCATTATTATCCGCGTATTCCAGGGCGATTAGCCGGTTGTACTCCACCAATTGCCATTTGTCCAGGCGATCCAAAAGTCTGTACTCATATTATAGGTAATGCTTTAATACTTAGCGATTTAGGTACGCTAAATCCAGATAATGGTGGAATCGCCTTAATTCCAGATATCCATTCAAATTATGTTGAATTTGATACTGAGGCTTATTGCTATTTTAGCGCGCCAGCTAGTATTCCAGACAATAGCCAACTAGAATTTGAAATTGATTTTGCCCTGAATGCCCTGACTAGTTCAACCAGCCAGAACTATCGGGTATTCAATAGCGCATTCGGTCTTAATGTCGATGTCATTGAAGGGACAATTACACTTCAGTTGCCCCAGAGCAATGGTACGACTTTATCTGTATCGCTTTTCACTCTCTGGCATGGCGCCATAGAGTTGGTTTATACACCAACTAGCGTATCAATTAAAGTTAACTGGGCGCAGGATCAGAATGTTACACCAGCTAGTGGCACGACCTTTGTCATGCCGAGTGTAAACCAGACTGCTTGGATGGGGAATCCTCCTGCACCTTATGTACAACCAACCGGATACAGCACCTGGAATGGCCGGATTTACTGGCTCAAGTTTCTTTTGGGGCAAGGCGATAACCTTTCCGGTGGTGAGTTTTATTTTGAGGATTCTTATAATGGGATTCGGACAGCTTGGCAGCCAAACATGAAGAATTGGCTGACGATTACCGGATATAGCTCAATTGCAGGTAGTGCTGCTGATCCATTTACTCGCCCAGAAACCATTCAATACAATGGTGCAGCGAATATTCCAACCAGTTATGAAGATTTCCAGAATGCTAATGCTGCTGTGTTTTGGAACAATTATCACCTCTGGAATATCCAAGGACCTTATGGATCAGATTTCGCTATTGATGAAGTGTATCAGGCAATTGCGCTTTACTGTGCCACACTGGGTCTAGAGCCGGCTGGACCACAGTATATTGCTGCTTGGTTTTTTGATACCCGTTCTCCAACAGCACGTTTAGCCATAATGCCATCTCTAAAATGGCAGATTTACAATGATGCTTATGATGGAGAAATAGATTGTTCTTTAAACGGCAAGGCCGCAGTTCGTTCTGGAGGGATTAGCCTGCAGTATACGCCAAAGAAAACTGTGGATGAAATGCTGGGTCTTTCCATAGAGCCGGGACCGTTACCGCCAGTGCGTTCAATCTTGGTTGAACCAGGAGTACCGCTGCCATGATTCCAATTCCTGTTACAGCTACTCCCAAAAGTGTACCAGCTGATTATACGGTTCCCAATGATATGCAGGGAGTCTTGGAAGCAGTCGCTCAGTATACTGATTACGAGGCGCAAGTATCGGGTCCATCAATAGTAGTATCAACTGGTTCTGATGCAGCTGCCGCTAATGCCAGCTTAGACGGGCTTTGGATTTGGATGCTGACTGGTGGAGGAGCTGGGGCACCCTGGGCTCCTCGGGTAATGTCTGGATATAGAAATGACTGGTACCAAATTAACACTGGTAAAATAGGAGAAATTCGTCTTTTTGACGGACCTTGGACTGAGTTCTTCGATTCCAGTGGGAACGGCTTGCACAATTCCGGTTGGGAAGGCTGGGCTATTTGTAATGGGAACAATCAGACATTTAATTTACTGAATCATTTTATTGTTCCTGGCTATCGATATGCCTATAACCCAAATGGTTATGCTGTTCCCGGTTCTGGCGCACAGCCTGGGAACTGGATTACTAATGTTGGTTGTGCGCTAGATCAGCCAGGCGGTAAAGGTCCGGGTGGTGGTGGAGTTGGTCCAGGGAGAACATTTAAAGAGCCCTACTCTACTGATTACTTTACTACTATATATCCTCCAGCCAGGACAGCTGCAGAGATTGCGCCATTGGATGCAGCCAGCGGTGGTTGGCGTCTACTGCAACTAGCGGCATTTAATTTTGGTAATGCGGGCGAGAATTTTCCTGGGGTAAATGTGGACCTCAATATGCAAGGAGGCGCACATAATAATTATGAGCTGATTTATGCCGGTCCTGGTGGTGTAGCAACTGGTGGACAACGGTCAGTGGCAGCACCTGGACCAGCAGCTAGTGTACAAAGTTTTGCCGGGTACTGGCAGTATCCAATTGATCAACATGCCAAGATGAAAGATGACGTGATCAGTCGTATACCGCCTTACATTTCGGTGGGGTACGTACAATTCATGGGCTACAGATAATGTCAATCCAGATCAGAGCGCAGCCATTACAGTTCCCAAAGAGTTTAAGCGCACCTTCGACTTTCCAGAGTCTCTTAGCGACTATTGCTCAGTACACCCTTTACCAGTTTGATCCAGATTATGTGCTTCTAGTTAAAGGACCAAACACACCTTTAGCTCAGGATCAGAATAAGCTTTGGCTAAAGACTGATTCAGTTGGCCGACCATTGGGACTTTATGTCATGTACAATGGACGCTGGCGCCAAGTGGGTACAGGTAACCCGGCCCAGGTCACCATGTATGCTGGAGATTGGAATACCTATTTTGATTCTACCGGTTTGGGACTGGCTACGTTGCCTTGGGATGGGTGGGCAATTGCCAATGGTAACAATGGTACTCAGAACTTGACCAATAAATTCATTGTTCCTGGATACCGTTGTGATGGTTGGTATGCCTGGGTCACCAATGTAGATGGGTATGATGCATACTCTGGCGGTAGAGCTACTTTTCAAATCCAGCTACAGAATCTGCCTTACATGACTATTACCTTGAATACCAGAGATGGATTTCAAGGTGGTAACATGGTTGGAGTAACTGGATACGGTGATGTAGCTGATGGTATTTGGACTTATCCGCTGACCGGTACTGGTGGACAAGCGCCAATCAGTTTGATCCCACCTTACCTCGCCCTGGGATTTGTGCAGTTTGTTGGATACACTACTTGATATGGCACGAATTACTTTAGCTGAAGCCAGGCCGCAACTCTGTCGGGCAGTGGATAACGGGGTGCCGGTTACCGATCCGCGTGTACCGGATCGAATTAATCAGGCTACTGAACGTTTGATGGCTGGCGGCATCTTTGTTGGGATGGTGCAGGAATACAAGGTTTGCACTCAAGCTAAGTGTTTCACTTTACCACGCGAGATTGAGACAGTAATGGAGGTTTTTATTCTTGATCAAAGCCTGGATGTAACCAGTGGCTGGTACTCAGTTGAGAATCCCAGCACCTATGTCGACCCGGAATTCTTGAATGATCTAGTCCTAGTTGATCGAGGTGAGTATCCAACCCTCTTTGATATCTGTACTCCAGGACGGCTTATTGTTTACACGCAATTTACTGAAGCTACTGGCGCCCAGATTCGGATCTTTGGCTTGGATGCAAATGGGAATGAGATTTATACCACACAGCCGCAAGGCTATATGCCAGGCGAATTAGTTGATTTGACCATAGCTGGTGCGACTACAGTAAATACTTTCTCGCGTATCACTAATATGGAGAAACCTCAGACTGTTGGGCCAGTCCGAGTTTATGAGGTTGATCCATCAAATGCCGGTAACCATATAATGCTGGCAATTTTGGATCCGACCGAGCGCGTTCCCGCGTACCGTCGTTACTACTGCGACGATATCCCAACTGTAGATCCAAGTGCACCACCGGTCCGAGTTCGAGTAACGGGAATCAGACGATTCTTGCCCATCCAGAATGATACGGATTTCCTGATTCTGTCCAATATGGGCGGTCTTCGCCTGGAGATGATGGCACTGGATCGCGAGGATGGGAATGATTTCCAATCCAGTGCTGAGTTCCATAAGCGTGCGCTTGATCTATTACAGGCTGAAGCCAAGCAATACCAGCAAGATCCAACCAGAGTAAGTTATCGTAAGGCACAGTGTATCAATGATGAAGCTAATTACGATAAGAATCAACTAGGTCATGTTCGAGCTAGGCTGGCTTTAGAGAATCCACAGTTTTTGCGGGTAGGTCTGCGTAATATAACCAGGGGATTAAACACAGCTCAGGAACGATTAATCAGCCAAGGGTACTGGAAAGATACGGTAATCAATCTCTGGCTAAAGATTTTAGGTGAAGGGTATGTGATTCCACCGCCCAATGTAGAATCTATTACTACCCTAGCCATTCAAAACCGGTCCATGATCATGCGGAACCGATGGTTTGAAAGCCAGGAGGGGTCTGTGGGGATGAAGACCAAAAGTGATTTCCCTCCTATGTCGGCTATTGATCGTGGTACCGGACCTACTTTTTTCTCTTTAAGGGATCCAGTTAATATCATGGTGGGTTCAACTACTGCGGCTGATGTAAATCAATGGGTTTTGATTCAAGGTTATGATCAGAATGGAAATGAAGTTAATACCGGAGTTGAGCTTAATGGTATCGCCTGGAAGGGTGAACAGGTTTTGGTTAATAACACTTCCTTTAATCTGTTCCAAAATATCACGGCTATTATTAAGCCGCTGACTATAGGCACAATCCAACTCTGGGCTTATGGCCAGACTCTAGCGAGTATGCCACCTTGGATGAAGGTTGCTGAATTCCGCCGCTGGTTTATTGGCGGCCTAGGTCATGACCCGCTTCCTTTCGATGCAGCTGCCTATTGCCAGTGCAAGCTCAAAGCTGCCAAGGTATGGAATCCAGAAGACTTTCTCACTGTAACCAGCTATCCGGCATTAAAAGAGATGGTATTCGCTATTGCCAATGAAGAGGCGCAGAAGTTGGATATCGCCCAGATACATGAACAGCGGGCCTATAAAATTTTGAATGACGAGCTGCGGGCACACCGAGGTAGTGCAACCGGGAATTTGAATGTGCAAATGCGTGGCTGGATGACGGGTGTACTTCGTAATCAACCAATCTAAATTATGGGTAATACTGTTGGACTTCCAGCTTGCCCCAAGGGCAACTCGATGACGTTTAATGTGATCGTCAACCAGAACGGGTCACCAATTGATATTACCGGATATGCCTTTTCCTTTATTGCCAACAAAGACTTAAGTGGCAAGCTCCAGCCACCAGTTAATATCAGCTGGATTCAGACTGCACTTTCTCCAAACGGAGAAACTACTTTTGAAGTTCCAGGTAGTCTGACTGGTACGCTTGAGCCAGGATCGTATTACTTCAACCTGGATATGGCCGATCCAGTTGGAAATATCACTACGATCATGGCCGGCACCTGGCCGATTACGGCAGTACCAGGAATGATGAGTACCGGGAATGGTAATGTTCCACCAGTCGGTGGTGGTGGTACCCCGCCTCCCAGTGGTGGCGTAGTCGGTGATGTCATGCTCAAGACTGACTACGCTATTGGCGCCGGATCAACTAATCCAGATCTGGTTGATCATGCCATGTTTGCTGACGCTGGTGGTGAGATGCGCTTAAGCGTTTATGACAAAAACAATAACGGGATTGTAGATACAGCTGATAGTATTCCTTGGGCCAGTGTAAGCGGTACTATTGGAATAGTTGAGTTACAAACTAGTAAGAATTACCCCAATGGGTATGCCGGTCTAGATCAAAATGGATTGCTTCCGATTAATGAGCTTCCGCCGACCGTAGTATTGGAAGCACCCCAAGATGGAACAATTTATGGCAGAGAAAACGCAACCTGGTCTAGATCAGTACCGGAAGCACCAACTGATGGCCAGTTTTATGGGCGCCAGAGTAGTGCCTGGATAGCGTTACCGCCCACGGGTGTACTAAACTATTCGACTAATGAGCAATGGACTGGCCGGCTCTGGCTTGATGGAAGCAAGGTTTACCAAAAAACAATCAATCTGGGTGCGTTACCAGGTAGTAATAATACCGGCACAGTTGCGCACAATATCACTTTTTTAGCCAACATTATTCATCATGATGGCTGGGCGCATGATTCGACTAAGAACGGCTGGCTTCCCTTACCTGCTGCTGGACAAGCCGGTTCCTATTTAATTTTTGTTGATACGGTCAATATCACTATCAGTGCCCAATCTGTTGGTGATGTTTTTAATAGCGGTTATCTCACCCTGTACTACACCTGTACCAATCGATAGCTATGCCAACTCTAGATTACACTGGTACAATCAATGTCGATATCCAGCCGGCTGGGCCGATTCAAACTCAGATCGATTTTACTGGCCCAGAAGGGCCACAAGGTCCAGCTGGCCCAGTTGGAATAACTGGCCCGACTGGGCCAATAGGACCAACCGGTGCAGCTGGGCAGGGTGTAGTCAGCCTTACCACACTTCCATTTCAAGTACCACCAGCTGATGGTCAGACCCAGGTAGTGGTGAACATGACGCCAATCAACTGGCTTCAGCTTGGGATGGAAGTTTATGTTCAGGGTGCGGGTTACTTTACAGTCCATTCTCTAGCTTCAGGTACAGTCGGGCTGCTTAATACTGGAGCTACTGGAAATGCAGCTTCAGGTACGACAATCCCAGTTGGTAATCAGGTATCAATTTCCGGTTCAATTGGGCCAATTGGTCCGCAAGGGCCACAGGGCAATATTGGTTCAACTGGACCACAAGGGGTACAGGGACCAATTGGACCACCGGGAGTAGCGTATTCTTCAGTTACCAGTGCAGCAGCAGTTACTCCAGCTAAGTCACCTGCTACTGTAACTGTACCGGTAAATTCCAGTACCGGCCTGATTCCAGGTACAGTTCTTTATTTTAATACTCCCAGCTGGGTTGGTTATTATAGTGTAACAGCAGTACCAGACGGCACTCATGTCACGATTACTGATATCGGTACACCGGGTAACCCGGCAGCTGGCACCGCTATTCCAAGTGGAACTCCAGTAATTGGCTCTGGGCCACAAGGACCGGTAGGAGTTGCTGGTCCGACTGGATTAACCGGACCGACTGGACCAATTGGGCAAGGTTGTTTTACTACTACAACTGCTGCATTTACTGCTCCGGCAGTAAACGTAAATGGAACACTCAAGGTAGTTGCTACCAATTGGGTCCAGGCTGGGCAGTATGTGTTCTTGAATAATCTTGGGTATTACCTTGTTCAACAGGTAAATGATGCCCAGACCCTAACGATCCTTAATACCGGAGTACCAGCAAACCAACCGCCAGGAACAGTTCTTCCTTCCGGCGGTTTAATTACATCCAGTGGATCAGCTGGAATAACTGGTGCTCAAGGACCAATTGGAATCAGTTCGCTAAGTAAGACTACAGCACCATTCAGTTCTCCTGCTATAGGACAAACTGTAACCGTTCCATTTGATAACACGGCATGGCTTATACCGAATTGCAATGTGTTTATTGCGGGAGCCGGTTCCTTCCAGGTCCAGGCTGTTCAGACTGGGAACCAGGTAATATTGACCAGTATTTCTCCAGTAGTTCCGGTAGGGACCAATGTTGCACAAGGAAGCTTGGTATCTGCTACCGGTGCGCAAGGCCCTCCGGGTGTTACTGGAGCAGCTGGAACACCGGGAGCAACTGGCGCAACTGGCCCTCCTGGACCAGCTGGAACTACGGTTGCCACAACTACCGCAGCAGCTTTTACCCAGCCGGCAGTTAATGCTTCGGTAGCAATTACTTTGACTGGAGTGGTTGGAGTTTCGCAAGGCCTGGTTCTTTACATTGGTGGTGGTGGTTATTACACAGTTAGTTCAGTAGCTGGGAGTGTTGCTACTTGTATAAATCTTGGTTACTCCGTAAACGCAGCACCCGGGACAGTTGTAGCCTCCGGAGCAAATGTCGGTGGCTCAGGTCCAATAGGACCAACTGGTCCGACAGGACCGGCTGGAGGTGCAGGACCAACTGGTCCAGCTGGAACTAATGCAGTTACTTTAACCAGTGCTGGATTCACTGTACCACCAGTTGGTCAAACAATTGTTGCCACCGTCTCAGATGCCAGCTGGGTTGTACCAGGGCAGATGCTTTGGATTGATCAGGCTGGTGGTGGCACTGGTAAGCCAGGATCAATGCAGGTTGTATCCAAGGCTGGGAACCAGGTTACGCTTTTAACTCCAGCTCAAGCACCAGCGATACCACTAGCCAGTACCACAGCACCAGGCTTGATGGCCACATTGAGTGGTCGAACTACTGATTTTATTGATGGTACTGATACTGCCCAGAACCTGGCTAATGCCGTCGCAGCTTTAGCTTTAGGTCGATACTATGGTACAGATACGACTAATTCCGGCGCGTACATAGTCAGTGTTGCCGGTGATTTTGTCCTTACTCCTGGTGTAGTAGTTTGGGTACTACCTACTAATCCCTGTGGAGTTGCGCCAACCCTCAATGTTAATGGTACCGGGGTAAAACCAATAGTTAACCGGGCTAATGTAGCGATTAGTTCTACTGAGATTCCAGGTGGTAGAGTTTTTGGTGCCGTTTATGACGGTGCTTCCTGGCGAATAATTACGACAATTACCCGGAATGCCACTTACCTCAGTGCCCAGGCTACTGTTACTGTGGAGTGTGCTGGGTTTGATGCCATCGATGTTTATATAACTGGAAATGCTACCCAAACTACAATCAACCTGAATCATTTGCCTTACGGCATACCAATCAAGCTCCGAATATACGCCTCAGTAGCTAACTCAATTTATTTAATTCAGGCTACTAACCCGGCTGGGACAACAGTTGGGGTTTACTGGTGCTTTGCTAATAGCCTGGCTGGAGTTGGCCTAACGCGACTTGATACTGCTGCCCAAACAATGGGAGCTGGCGCACAACTTCTTTTACTCGGCACCATGGAATATTCAGGCTCGTTAATGTTTTTATGAACGGATCACCAACTCAGCAGGATGCCGTACCCGGTACTGCGGTACCGACTGGCGCACTGGTTAGCCCAGGTGGTGCACAAGGACCACAAGGTATTCAAGGACCGGGTGGTACTGGCCCCACTGGATCACAAGGTCCGGTTGGGCCGGAAGGAATGCTGATTGGTACCATTTTTGCCTGGCCTAGTCTTACTCCACCAACGGGAAGTCTGCTTTGTGATGGGAGTGCCCAGAGTAGAAATACCTTTGCTAATCTTTATACCATATTAGGTGGCGTCAATTCGCCTTTTGGACAGGGTGATGGTTCGACTACATTCAATTTACCGAACCTATTAGGGCGGATGATCCTGGGCGGAGGACAAGGGACCGGGCTAACTAATCGAGTTTTAGGTGCGACTGGTGGTGAGGAAACCCATGTCTTAAGCATAGCCGAGATGGCGGCGCACAGTCATGGGATCACAATCTCAGATCCAGGGCATGCCCATGTTGTACCAGCCCACGGGCATAGTTTTTCAGATCCTGGCCATGCCCATTCGATCTCAGATCCTGGCCATGCTCACTCGGTGTCTGACCCTGCGCATGCCCACCCACTGCTAGGCTACTCCTATCATGGTGCAGCAGGCGGCGGTAACGATCAACCGGGCTATTGTGCACAACCAGCTTATGGAGCGGGTAACCCCTTGGCTCAGCCTTTCCGAGCAGGCGTAAATAATACTGTTCAAGCAGCCGGGACTGGAATTGGCATTTATGCCGCTGGTACTGGGATTGGAATTTATGCTGCCACTACTGGAGCTTCTGTAGTTAACGCTGCAGCCTTCTGGGATAACTCAAATACAACTGGGATCAGTGCTTCAGAAGCATCAATTGGAAGTAGTTCTGGACACAATACTCTAAGCCCATTCCTGGTTCTGACCTATTGTATCAAGGCTTCTTATCCAGTACCGGTGGGGCCGACTGTACCCCTGGCTGATACAACCCAGGCAGGATTGCTTACTAAAGTTAGTGGACTGGCTACTGATTACATTGGTGGTGATAACACTTGTCATGATCTGCCTAGTCAGATCAAGCTGGTAGCGCCTATTGTTCGAAGTTTCAATTCGATTAGTAACCCGAATTTTGAAATTGATATGCGTACTGCCGGGGCCGGCAGCTCAGGGGCCAATGGTACTTGGGGCCAAGATCGATGGTTATGGGGTATAAGTACTACAGGAGCTGCCGCATTTACTGGTAAACAAACTGCTTCGCTTGGTGGTGTAGTTTTACCTGGAGCAAATTTCAGTCTGTCTTCCAGTTTTTATCGAATTACTCTTACCGCCCAGCAAGCAACTTTGGGCGCTTCAGATGCAGCTTGGCTACAACAAGCAGTTGAAGGCATTCGCCTTAGAGAATTGATTGCTGGTGTAACTTCAGCAACTCTGGTCTTACGCTCCAGTGTGCCCAATATAACAATTGGGCTAGCTCTACAAAGCGGTACTCCAACCTATAGTTTAACTTTATCCGTTGCACTTACCGCAGCTAATACCTGGACAATAGTATCTTTACCTAATATCGCAGCCTGGAGCACTAGTGCTACTTGGCCTTTAGGTCCAGGTACGGTAGGGTATACGCTTAGTCTTTGCCTATTTGCCGGAAGCTCACTTATGGCTACAGCCAATAATATTTGGCAAGCTAGTAATGTAAAAGGTGCCTCTGGCCAGAGTAATTTTGCCGCTTCTCCCGTAGGTTCAACCTTGGATATAGCTTTTGTCCAACATGAGCCAGGTGCTTCGACCAGTGGCATTATCGATAAAGAGTACACGGCTAATCGTCAAGATTGTCTCCGCTATTTCTATAAAAGTTATGAGGATAGTATAGCTGTAGGCGCATCTGGTGCTGCAGGTGAAAAGTGGATGAACTCTTTTGCCGCTGGTTATGGTTTCGGCACTATTTCATTACCGGTATCAATGGCTAAAGTGCCTGTGATAACCGCATATAATTACAGTAACGGTACAATCAATCAGGCTACATCTTATCCTGGAAATATTTCCTATACTGTTACCAGTGCTGAGGTTACTACCAAGTCATTGGATTACATCTCCATGACCAGCAGTGTAGCCAATCAATCTTATCGTTTTCATTTTGTAGCAGATACCGGATGGTAGAAACATATGAGTAATATCAATTGGAAACAAGGATCCATGGAAAAGGTGCCTGAGATCGTTGCAGGAAAAGTTATAACTGTAGCTGAGGAACCAACTACAGCTGCACTAGTTGGAGCACCTAGTCCAAATACAACTTACCGGATTCATGATAATGAGAACGGTACTTTTGTAGTTATCGTACTAGAAAAAAGAGGAAAAGGTACCATCAACAATGTGGTAGCCCAAGATGTTCATACTTTACTAGAGGCACAGATTGCTTGCCAGCAAGACTGGGACAGCGGCAAACGTACGTGAACACGTTCTTTATCTGCGCACTCCCTCGGTCACGGACAGCATGGCTGGCCAACTTCTTGTCTTACAATGCCAGCCACTGTTTCCATGAACCGTTTAATGAGTGCGGGATAGAGGACTTGCCTCTGCTCTTTCGTTCAACTGGTAAACAATATGTCGGTACCAGTGACAGCTTGAACACTCTGTTACTGGACCGGCTCTTAAGAGTTTTCCCCGCTGCCAAGCTGGTTTTGGTCCGGCGGCCAGCTCTGGAAGTCTTAAACAGCCTGACCGATTTGGGTTGGCCAGCTGAAGAACTAATCAATCGAATGAGTATAGCCTTGGATCAAATTGAAGAGAAATACAATCCATTGGTAGTCAATTTCCATGATTTCGATGCGCCCGGTATCTGGAACTTTCTTATGCCAGAGGTGCCTTTGAACAAGGAACGAACCAAGATGCTGGAAACCTTCAATGTGACTGTACCTAAAGAGATCATCTTACGTAAGGCCAAGGAGTTTGTAACCCGACATGAAGGATTAAAGTTATGGGATTAATTGCTGCTGGTATTACTGCAGTTGGCTCCATTGCCGGCGGGCTATTGAGTAGCGGTATCTTTAATGGCGGTGGTGGCAGTATCCCAGATCCCAAATTGCAAGGTGTCGACCTGCAGGATCCAAGTGCTGCTTTTGCCTATTATACCCAGCAAGCAGGCCAGTTCCCAGCCGTAGCTGCATTTACTAATCGGGTTAACCAGACCGATATGCAGCAGTATACCCAGATGC